TGACGGTACTTCTTTGTCTTGGTCCCCTGAAGGGTCTGGCTGGAGCTCTCCTCGCTGGAGCTTTCCCTTTTCTTGCTCTCTTGCCAATCGTCGTTGTAGTAATCATCTGAGCTATCTTCTTCTGTAGTTGAGTAGTCAGGAGCTATGTATTCACCTTCTGAATCCAGTTTAATATTTTATTAATTTTATTTTAACTTTTTAATAACACAGTTCACGTGATCCGTTCCTCTAAATTCATAGATATGAGTTATCCTTCTTAGTAAAGCTTCCTTATTCCATATAACCTTATCGGACCACCATTCTTCTGGAGGGTAATTTGATGTTATGAATACATGTGTAAACTTTGGGTTTACAAATCCTCCTTTAATAGGCATCTTGAAAAAGTATTTATCCAGAAGCTGGTTTAAATATGTAGGTTGTATCCATCCTTTGAATTCGTCTATCAACAGACTACTTTGACCGTTATAACCATCAAACCAGAGAGATCCTCCACTCGGTACTCCCAATGTGTAACTCTTTCCATAGAGTTTAGCATACATTCTAGCTTTGGTAGATTTTCCAGTACCGGCATCTCCAAATAGCAAAACCACATCCATTTCTCTCTCTTCTGGCTGTTCATCCAACATGTTATGAAGGCTCGTAAAGCCTCTATGGTAGCGTACCCAAGTTTCGGGATGTTCATTTGCAATCTCTTCCAACGGGCGCTTGTTTTTTATTTTAGCACATGGTTCTTTTAGATCATTCCGTGCACCCTGCCCCACAATCTTAATTTCACCACATTCCCAAAAATCACTTCCTCCTTCTTTTGAACAATATGTTCGGTTCTGTGCAGGGGTTCCATTCGCGTTTATTAGCGCCAGTTGGATCTTGAGCACACCGAGCTTTTTTTGCAATGATCCTGTAGTTAACTTCTTCTTTAAGTTTATATATCCTTGTAAATGATGTGTGCCCGTTGTAGGGGCTACTTCCTTCTGAAAGCAAGCATACTTACAGTTTTCTTCTAACCATCCTTTAAGTTTTCCTATTCTTTTTTCTGTATAATTATTGTAAGTAAAGCAGTAGTTTACGCGTGCCATTTTTTGTCCAATGTCCAGTGTCCAAGGTGCGGGGTAATATATATAACCCGCACCTTAATCTTTTAATCCTTACTTAACGGAAAATTCTTAGAACATTCTCGGAATTATTTCCCATGTGGCCTCCGGCGGTACTTGCTGTTAAAATTGAACTCACTGAGTTCCACTTAAGTCAAACTTAAGTTGCTAAAGATAGCGACCCACTAACGTAGGAATCAACCTTCTTTTCGAGAAATATATCAACAAATAAATATACTAGTAGTTTTTTAACGTTTGCGAATTAAAATTCGCGCTTTATTTAAGCATCTGTATACTTTAGTCTTACACTCCAATTTGAAGCGAACAATTCTGTTCCTGCTCCTTGTTGTGCAAAAGATACTATATATAATCCTCCTGTTCTTATATCACCTATAACTGCTGGATTAGAATCAGCACCATAATGCGTGGTTAGTCCACGTAGTTGTCTAAAGACATCAAATCTATGAGGGTTTGATAAATCATTTGGATATACATTTGTTAATACACCAGCAGTAGCTGTTGCTTGTGGCATAGTTAATATCATATCTACTATCTTTACAAATCTTTCTCTATTGTTCATATTAATACCAGAACGTGGACCTGTTTGATTAACCCCTGTTTGATCTGTATCTTGAACTATATCTGTAATTGCAGGTAATGCACCATTTGTTTGTCGATCATATACTATCATAATCTTTGCAATATCAGGAGATACAGTAGCTCTAGTTACTGTTAGAGTATCAATACTCCCTGTTAGTCGTAATGATCTCATTTCTAATTTTCTTCCTATTCGATTAAACATCGATGATCCAACTTGTATTAAGTTAAGAGCTATAACTGATCCAGTAGAATTAAATACCAATGATGCTCCACCAGTCGCATTAGTTCCAAAGAAACATACTTTTTTTTCAATCGCTGTCTGTCTCAAAAGTCCTGGTATGACGGTACTTCTTTGTCTTGGTCCCCTGAAGGGTCTGGCTGGAGCTCTCCTCGCTGGAGCTTTCCCTTTTCTTGCTCTCTTGCCAATCGTCGTTGTAGTAATCATCTGAGCTATCTTCTT